GGGCCCCGTGCATGGGGGCCCCGCTGTGGGGGGGGGGTCAGGCCGTGATGTCAACCTTGACGATGCCGCGGCTGTCGTTGAGCAGTTCGGCGTGGTAGCCGAAGAACGCTTCGTCAACGCCACCCTTGACCAGGTCCAGGGCCTCCACACGGATGGGGGAACCACCCAACTCGTACCAGGTAGCAGCACCCGTCAGGCCTGCCGTGATCGTGCCGGTGGTCTGCGCCGACGACCTGATGAACTTGTCAGGGTCCACCCCGAACATGTCCATGAAAGCAGGCTTGTCGTCGTTGACGACGTCGATCAGGGTACGGAAGTCGGCACGGCTGACGATATACCAGTCCGGCTCCACGTCCTGGTCCAGCTGCTCCGACATCAGGTCACCGGCCAGCATCGCCCCGTAGATCAGCGACTTGCCAGCGCCCAGGCTGTCCCAGCCGGTGGGGGTGGAAGCGGATGACAGCAGGAAGGCACGAGCCACCGCGTCAGTGTCCACGGCGTAGTCCTCCACCATCGCGGTGGCGTACGCATTCAGGAACTCAGTGTCCCCGAAGTGCCGGAACTTGATGTCAATGTCGTGGCCACCGGCCCACCGCTCCGCCTCAGTGTCCGCGGGCAGCACGGTCGGGGAGTTGCTAGGGATCGCAGCCTTGTCACCGGCATACGCAGCACCGCCCGGGCGGACACCCCAGCGCCAGCCGCGCACCTTCCAGCTGGTCAGGGCAGCCTGCCGCATCAGGGGGACAAACCTGCGGTTGTAGGTCTTGGCTGACCACAACTGCCCAACGTAGGAGTCCGACCCGACGACCTCCCACACGTCCGTGTTGATGATGTCGGACAGGGCAGCCTCCACCGCCGCATGACGGGACTCGCCCCGGATCACACGGGACAGGGCAGCCTCCACTTCGGCGCGGCTGTGGGTCTGGACGCCACGGGCTGCGGGGCCCGCCAGGTCCGCGGGCAGGCGTGCCGGCTGACCGCCCACCGCGGCTGCCAGCACGTTGGCCGCGCGGCTGTCACCGCGGAGCGCTGCCTGGTAGGCCTGGGCCAGCACGGCTGCGCTCGCTCCCGCCTGCGCTGCCTCCGTCTCGGCGTTGTCGTCGGGGGCGGGGGCCTCCACGACGGGACCGGTGACGGCCACCGTTGCGGTGGCCGCGGCCTGGGCAGCCGGGGCCTGGGCCTGGGTGTCGGGCGTGTCGGGCATGGTGGTGCTTCCTTCCTGGTGGTGGGCAGCGGCCACGGACGTGACACGCGCGTCTGCGAAAGCGGGGACAGGGACCGCAGCCACCCCTGTGACGGGGGCTGATCCCACCGTCACCGTCTCCCCATCGGAATCAGTCTGATAGTCCCCCAGCTCCACCGACAGCCCGTCACGGGTGCCGTCAATGGCTTCCTGCAGGACCTCAGAGGCTGTCACGGTGGACCCCAACTGGAACGTCATCACGAGCCCCGCGTCAGTGTCATGGGCAGCGGTGGCGTAACCGACAGCGGCGGGCGGGGTCTGGTGGTAGTCCATGAGTTTGACCCTGGACAGGTCCTCAGGGAGCACCAGGGAGCCCCGCTGGAAGCGGAGCCTGCCCACGTTGGTGAAGCCCACGGGCCCGTACGGGGCCACCAGGCCGGTCAGGATGCGGGAGCCTGCCTGGGCAAACACCATCCCAGACGAGAAAGTCACGCGCATGGGTCAGTCCTCCGTGGTGGGGCCGGTGGGGGTGGGGGTCAGGGACCTGACCTCCGCGGTGTCGAAGCGGAGCGAGTCCCGCGGGGGCACAACGTCGTCCATGGACAGCCGCGCGGACACGGCGTTGAGATACAGGTCCACCCCGTAGTCCAGCAGTTCAGCGTTACGGCCAGCGGTGGTTTCGTAGGTCAGGGAGGCCCCCGCTGACGTGGCGTCCACCATGGCCGCGGGCAGTGACGCCAGGCGGGCCATGTTCACCCCCGCCGCGTTGCGGCCCTCCACCAGCAGATGCTCCGCGGCTGCCCCTAGTTCGGACACGTCCAGGTACTTCCCCAGGTAGCCGACCCCGCCAAACTCACCGCGGCGCGCTTCGGCCCAGATGGTCCGAGCCTCCGTGATCTCTTCGGTGGTCTGGGGCACGTCACCGGAGTACTTCAACACCATATAGGCGGCAGGGTTCTGGGCCACGCGGGTGGCGGTGGCCTCCAACTCCGCGGCCTGGAGGATCGTGTCACGCCCAAACTGCAACAGGCCTTCGTGGGGGCCAGGGATCAGCAGGGCCCGCTTCGCGGGGAACTCTTCATTGTCAACCAGCACCACGCCCGTGTCCCTGTTGAAAGACCAGCGGTGGGCCGCGATACGGGAGGCCTTACCCGTGACAGGCCCGTCCTCCCTGTCACGCTCCACGTCCCACAGGGACCAGCCGGTGAACATCAGGTCGTCCAGCGTCCACAGCATGCGGTGGAAGGGGGTCAGGGCGGTGCCCGTGCGGCTGATCCAGGTGGGCTGCTTGGGCTTGCGGACCTCACCCGTGAAGGCCACCAGGACGCACTTCGCGCCAAACCCACAGATCAGGTGACGAGCCCTGGCCAGGGCTGGGACCCCCATGGCCGTCTCCCGCGTTACTGGCGTCTGCTTCAACGCTCCGAACACGTCAGCCCACAGGATGGACGACAGTTGCGGGGTGGGGGCCACCCAGGGGCTGGCCAGCTCCACCAGTCCGTCACCGGACCAGCCAGCCTCCACGGCTGGAGACGACGGAGCCCCAGCCGTGGAGGCAGGAAGGCCAGCCGTCACTGCTGCCCCCGCCGTCAACCGATCCCACAGACCCATGGACACCAGTTTGTGGAGATTGCCCAGAAAGCCCCGCTGGGTGCCTTTATCGGCGTGTCGCTGCTGCCCTTGCGCGCAGTTTGTCCGCTTCGCGGGGCTTGTCAGGGTGGGCCACGTCATAGTGGCTGGCCATGGCCGTCAGGGCGGTGGACCTGGAGAGCAGTACGTCCCTGGCCCCACACCTGGTGCAGACCACGACAGCACTGCGCTGGGTGGCGTCCACGACTGCTGGTTTCATGCTGCTGTGTCTCCCAACTGGTAGAGCGGCCCAGAGTCCACGGGCGTGGTTGCCGCGCTCCAGGTCCCTATAGCAGACGCCACCCCCAGGGACACGTCCCCCATGCTGGCCCGCCGACTGATTGCCTCTCCGTCCGTCACGGCAGGCCGGAACACCAGCCCGGAGATACACTCCGCCAGCTGCTTCGTGCCGTCGTGGTCCAGCATCCGCTGCTGGAACATGGACTCAAAGCGCATGGACGCCATAGCAAACTCTGACTCCGTAAGCACGTCCACGGGCACCCTCCCGGCCAGGTCCTTCGTGGCGTCCAGCACGGGCCCGTTGCCAGCGGCCCTGACCTTCCGGGGCTGGAGTTGCTTCCAGAACTCTTGGACCTTGCCGGGGAGCCACGCGGTGCCGCGGGCGTGGTAGAGCACTTTGATCCTGACGTGGTCACCAGGTAGCCGCCACACGGCCACGATGCCAGCGGACTGCCGGTCCTGGGCCACGTCGTAGGCCAGGTGCAGGGTCCGGGGGTCCTCAGGCGGGGGCACGTCCCCCAGCTCCAGGGAGTCCCACGACAGGGCAGCCCACTCGTCGGCGGGCAGCCGGTCCGCGCTGGTCCTGGTGCGCCTGTTGGCGTAGGCCCTCTCATACTCCGCCCGCGTGGTCTTGTCCACCGCGGACAGCACGTCCTGGGGGGTTATGAGTTTGGACCCCAGGGTGAAGCCCACCGCGGGGTGGTACTGCGCAATGTCGTCCAGGCTGTAGGGGGACAGGTCCGGGCCAGCGCCCCACAGGAAGGTGGCCACGCGGGGGGCCCCCGTCATGCCCAGGTCCAGCCAGTCATGGAGGAACGTGGACTCTGCGGTGCCGGCTGTTGACACAATCCACAGTTGCTTGTCCACGATGGTGAACTGCGCAGGCTCTATGGCACCCATCAGCAACTCTCCGGTGGCCGCGGAGTGCTTGAAGGCTTCGTCCAGCTTCACCTGTTCTGGGGTGTACCCATGCAGGGACTCTGCGGTGGGCGCGAAGGCGTGATAGCCCGCCCCGTTGGGGAATTCCACGGACTCCGCGCCAGCGCGC